TAAATTTTATGGAAAATTAATTTTTTCCAGAAAATAAAAACTAAAAAATTAAAACCAAAATATATTTTTTTACGCCTTGGGATAAATGAAATTCCCTAAAAGGGAGGCTTGGATTTTATTATATTAATCCAAAAAATTATTTTTTTAAAAATGGAGGTAAATTTTTCGAACCCTTTATTTTTTGTTTTAATACTATTTGTTTTTTTAAGTTCTTTTTATTAATTTCTGAAACAGTTAAAGGAGTATTTTTATTCACCCTTTTTGTTGGTCTATAAACAGGATATTCTTTATTTCCTATATCTTTCCATTCCTCTCTAAACCATCTTTTTAAATTCTTATCTTTTCCATCATTTATATATTCACCTCCTCTCTTTAAATACTCCTTAACAATATAACCAGATTTATAAGCACTAGGTTTTAAATATATTGAATCAGCTTTTTTTTTTACTTCATCATATAATATTTTATTTTTAGGAATAGGCATTATAATAATACAAAAGAAAATTATTAATCAAAATCTATAGATAAATTTTTATCATTATTATTATATAATATTTTTTTTTTAAGTATCTTTTTTTTTTCTTTTATTTCTTTTATTTCTTTTATTTCTTTTTTTTTTTCTCTTTTTTCTCTTTTTATTCTTTCTTTATTTTTTGGATACCATACCTCATTAAAATATTTTTTTGCCCTTTCATTATATTTTTCTTTATTTTTATAATATCTTTCTAAATTTTTTGACATTTCCATATATACTATATAATATAATATTATATTTTTAAATATAACTTAAAATTTAAATTTTAAAGGTTTTATTCCTTTTATTTTTCTTGGTTTTTTAGTACTTTCATCATCGCTATCACTTTCAGCCCTTGCTTCAGCTTTTTCTTCTTTAATCATCATTTTTTTCATATTATTTTCTACTGTTCCTAAATCTTTTTGTAATTGTTTTAAACCTTTATTATGATGAGGGTCTTTATAAATTTTTTTTTTAAATTTTAATAACTTTGGATTAAACATTTATAATATTATATTATATATTTTTTTTATTAAAATTTTATTAATAATGTAATACAAACATTTGGATCTTGTGCATATACCGTATTAAAATTCTGATCCACGACAGTTAAAATTAAACTATTATATGTTCCAGCGTTAATCTTTACCCATTTTGGAAATCTTGGAGAATAGACTATATTAGAACCAAATGTAGAAGTTATAGGGAAAGAATCAAGAACATCGGATGGCATACTAACATTATTAGATATTAAGGAACATCTGGCAATTAATGAATTCACATTAGTCGCATTAGGTGTTATATTAGATAAAAAAGATGAATCATTTAAACCACCACCATAAACACCAGCCGTAAAGCCTAAATAAGATTGAAAATTATTATTTAATATTTCAATACTTGGAGCGGTTGCAACAGGAGGAAAACCAATCCAGTCATCTCCTAAAGTCCAACCTGCATAATTTCCACTTGGATCATTAAATTGTGCTAATGTTGGAACGGTATAAGATAAAATTTGATTTGAATAAAATGTAGCATTAGTTAAAAAAGCATTAAAAACAACATTTAAACCATTAGATGAAACTAAATAAAAACCATTATTGAGACAATAATTGATAAAAAAAGAATTTAAGTCTGATACTTGATAAAAACCATTTGGTAATAAAATTTCATGACTTATACCAAACCAATCATTGAAAATAAAAGAATTATTATTATAAATTTGAGTTATATTAAACCATGAATATGGAATCACGAACTCAGAGACACATATTTCTGCGTCCTGTAAAACTTTAAAACCACCGTTTATAAATCTATAAGTAAATATATCATTATTTACACTTGAAACATTTGTTGAATTTAGAACTAAATTAAATGACATTTATAATATATATATATATAAAAAATTTTTATATATTATTATATTATATTAATCATGTCTTTTTCTCAACCTCCATTATATCCAACTTTTCCAGGCTTTAATTTTAATCCTTCTTCGACGCCTTCTTCTTCTTCAGGTCTTACATATCAATCTGCTTTAGGTCTCTTTTTAAGTTTTCCGAATGCACAAGGAAAACAAACTATGTTAGATACTAATATAACAGGAAATTTAAGAACATCAGATAATATATTTTTAGATAATTCTGGTAATTATATCCAGTTTCCTGATGGAACAAAACAAACAACAGCATCAATACCAGATGACCCGAATACAGTTTATAATGATATTTCAAACACTTTTTTAAATCCAACAATTCAAACTTTTCAAGGTTCAAATTCAAGTAATGGAATTAATGCTCCTTTTAGATTCAGTAATATCGATTCGGGTGAATTTGGTTCATTATTTGTTGATTCTTCTTTAAATACAGACCTTACTTTATATTCAAATCAAAATATAGGAGGATTAACAGTTTCAAATATTAATGGATATTCTTTTACAGTTAATCCAATAACAGGAAATGTAGCAAATTTTAAAAATCCTATTTCTTCAGATTTTGGAATAACTGGAGAAACATTAAGTATAAGTAATTCAGTAATTTTTCCAAATGCTCAAAGTACTGGAATTAGTAATTTTTCTTCAAATTCATTGAATCCCACAATATATTTCGCATTAAATGATGCTAGTAATAATCAAACAGCCCCATTATATATATTTTATAATTCTATTCTATATACTGTTAATTTAAATATGAATAATAACCCTATATATAATTGTAGTAGTATTTTATTTTCAAACGGTACAACCCAAACAACCGCCTATACTGGTCCTCAAGATCTTTCAGGATATGCAATTTTAACAGCAAATCAAACTTTTACTGGTTCAAATACTTTTTCACAATCGGTAAATTTACCTGCACAAAATTATAATCCTTCATTAACATATGGTAATATATCTGCGACTCAAGAATTTGTACAAGAAGCGGTTTTAGATGGTACTTTCACTGGACCAATAACAGCGGGGGTTTCAAACACAAGCGGTTTTCAGAATGGATTTAGTCCTACATCTTTTAATTTTACTCAAACACTTGATACAAAATCACAAACAAATAATTATTATTTATCTTCTTTTTCATCATCTAATTTTACTATTAGTGACCCAATTAGTTTTACTTTAACTTATCCAAGTTTTATATATCCTTCTGGTACTACTCCTACTATTTTAAGTGGATCATATATTAATTGTTACTCATCATCATCATTACAAAGTTTTAATTTACAAATAAGTTTTATTAATAATACTTCAATTAGATGTACATCAGGAGGAACAACAACAAATAATACTAGATATACTATTACCGGACAGATATTAATATCTTGGACATAAAATAAATATCTAAATAAATATTATATATGAGTGGATTTTTACCCGCGGGAACTTTGCTTCAGTTGTCTGATTCTTCTGGAAATATAGCCCATCAAGGAGTATTAGGGTCTAATATTAATGGATCTACACTTTTATCTTCTTTTCCAACATCATCAACTGGTTCAAGTCTTGGACATTATCATTATACAGAATCTGGTACAAATGCCCTAAAATTTCTTAATGTTAGCGGTAGTGGAACTGGAGGACATAAATTTTATACTGCTAATTCTACAACAGCTCCTGTTAACACTTGTTCTGTCGGATTAGATGGATTAACAATAGATAGAACTGATATTGTTGGTTCAACACAAGTTTTAAATTTACAAGATGGTTTAACAATAAATACAGGTTCTAATACTACTACATTAAATACTACTTTTTTAAAAGGAACTAATAATAAAACTTCTTTAGAATTTAATACACCTGATAATGGATTATATGTTTATAATACATCTGGTAATATAAGATCTTCTTCTAAATCTGAAACTATTGAAATTCAAGATTTTGCTAATAATTTAAGGGCTGGAATGACAGTTGAAAGATTTTTTGTTTTTAATCAAAATTTAAATACTAACACTAATTTATATCCTGGTTTATTACAACAAGGAGATTTAACTAATGTAAGTAATTTATCAATTACAGAATTGCAAATAAATGATAGAGCTGGTGTAGATACTTCAACATTAAATAGGTCTAGTTTAAATATTACTAATTCTACAAATTCTAATACATCTATTTTGACGGCTAATGATTTAACATTTAATTCCGTTTCTTTACCTTCAAAAGTATCGCAAAATACTTTAGATATTTCACAAAATAGAACAGATATTTCAAGAAATACATTAAATATAGCTCAAAATACTTTAGATATTTCACAAAATAGAACAGATATTTCAAGAAATACATTAAATATAGCTCAGAATACTTTAGATATTTCCCAAAATAGAACAGATATTTCAAGAAATACATTAAATATAGCTCAGAATACTTTAGATATTTCCCAAAATAGAACAGATATATCTAAAAATAAAATTGATATATCGTTAAATACAAATAATATAAATACTTTAACAATAAAGCAAACAAATACAATATATCAATTTTCTTCACCCGCTATTTATGCAGATGGTCAACCACCATCAGCAACACCAACATCTATTATTAATTCTTATGCAATAAATGCATGGTATTTTAAAAATTTAATCGCAGGACAAAAAATAAATTGGTATATGCCGACTACATCAGGTCTGAAAGTTCAAGATATTTTAGGATTATATTTAAGATTATTTAATGTTTCAACTACATCATCAGATAATAGTTTATTTTTAACAGTTTATACAACACCAGACGCAGGACCGAATTATAGTTGGTATAAATCAAGAATGGTCTATGTTATTACAGCAACCCCCACAATAAACACTTTATATACATTTTTCGCTAATGCATCTGGTTCTTGTCCAAGTCCGTCAAATTATGCTTCAACAACTCTACAGATGACTCCTTCGACTGTTTCAAATCCTCGCGGAACATATGGACCAACTGAGAATATAATGTTTTTTAGTATTGGTTCAAATAGTGCTTCTGCGGTAAATTCAGTTGAGGTTGTAGTTCAAAAATTTGGAGTTATGACCCCAACAGGGACACAAGAATTTCAATTTGCCCCATTATTATAAATATAAAATGTATTATAATATTATATATGTCACAAGATTCTTCAGACTGGACACATGAAAACGAAGATATTTTAAATAATATTCGCTTAAACTGTAATGATCTAGAAGATTATCACAAAAATGTTTATTTTGTTTTAAAGAGGTATAACTTATTATATAAAATCCCTATCTTAATTTTAAGTTCTGTAAATGGAATAGTGTCTATTTTTCCATCTGAATATATTTCACAACCTAGGATAACATTAATTAATTGCGGATTGTCATTTATTATTTCTACAATCTCTTCAATCGCTATATATTTAAAAATAGATGATAAGTTAGAAAATGAAATGACTCTAGCTAAACAATATCATTTATTATCAATAGATATATATAAAACTTTAATTCAACAAAGAAAAGAACGTTCTATAGATGGACCACAATTTATGAGCGATAAATATAATGAATATATAAAATTATTTGAGAAATCAAATATATTAAAAATTGAATTCAAAGACAATTTAAAACCGATTCATCTAAATATAGGAATTTTAGGGGATAATATAATATAAATTAAATTCTTACTTTATATTATATGAAAAACTTTTATAATAAAATAAAATCTAAGCCGACTAAATTAGATAAAAATTACGAAAAACATAAAATTATGCCTGCTTCTATGATTGCTTCTATAGGTATGACAGGATGTGGGAAAACAAATGCATTAATGAACTTTTTAGATAAAAAACGAGATTCATTTCATGACATCATTATATTTACAGGTTCTACAACTGAAGAGCCCTTATATAAATTTTTAGAAGACAAGATTGACGGATTATTATTAACAAATGATCTAAAAGATGTTCCTAATCTAACAGAATGGGATGATGAAGACAATGATAAAGAAAAATTAATAGTATTTGATGATTTTATAAATTTACCGAAGAAAGACCTTAAAAAAATTCAAGACTATCTAATTGGAGGAAGAAAAAGAAATTTTACCGTCTATGTAGTGTCTCAAAATTATCGTGAAATTCCTAAGACAATTTCAAGAAATATTCATTATTTTTTTATATTCAAACAAAATGACAACTCAACATTAAATAATATAATTCGTAATCATAATGTAGATAATTTAGATTCAAATTATATAAAAGATTTTTATGCTGATTGCGTTAAAGACCCGATGAATTTTATGATGATAGATATGAGAACAAAAGACCCAGAAGAAAGATTAAGAAAAAATTTTGGACACGAAGTTAACCCTTCACGGGATATAGTTGGAAGTAGTGCTAAATCTGGTTTTGTTAAAAAATTATTATATAAAGATAATTTTGATATAAATAAAATAAAAAATCCTTCTCAAAACTTAAAACTTAACTTCCCGTAAAGGTTAGTTATATTTTTTATCAAAATTTAACTTCTAAGTTCATATTTAAAAAACCGTTTAACATTTCACATAAAACATAATCATTTTTTTTTGTATTTTTACTAAATAAATCATCAAATTTGTATAACGCTTTTTTTACGTCTTGCATATGATAGGAAAATTTAATAAAAGCGATGCAAAAATAACCGCAAGCTGTAGACTCATAATCTTGAATATCTTTATGATTATATTTAATAATTTTAAATCTGTCTTCAATCTCTTGTGGTGGAGGATATCCATATGGATCAAACCATAAAATATAATTTTGATTAATACAATATAAACAACACCAATGTGTTCCGCCTTTACCTGAATCAGAATCATCTAAATTTACTATATAATAACATCTTTCTTCTAATTCTTCGGGTAATGTATCTTTAAAAAAACATCCTTTGAACCTATAATAACCTTTTAAAATTTTTTCAATCTGTGTATTAGTCAATGAATTTGTCATTTATATATAATTAGATAAAAATTATATATAAATGGATAAAATTATATATAAAAAAATAAGATATTTCAAAAAAAATAAAAATTTAGTATCCTGCTGCAATGAGTGCCCCTCCTTTTCTTGGTCTTCCTGGTCCTCTTCTTTTTTTAACTCCATAACCTTTTGATTCTGCATATCTGTTCGCCTCGTTTACTGCTAAATTAGATAATTCGCCTAATATTCCTTCTTGTGGTAATTTAGATCGAATAAAATCACTTGCTATTGGTCTTAAACTTTTTGATATACTTTTAGCAACATTTGATGACGCTGCTTTTTTTAGATTATCAAAAAATCCTTTTCCTCTAACTGATTTTAATTTTCTTCCATGTTCAACAGGTTCGACTAATCTTTTATCGTGATGTACATATTTTCTAGGTCTTCCAACTCTTTTAAGACCATATCCACGACTTTCTGCTTCTTTATCTAAAATATCAATTGTTGCATTTCCTAATGCTTGCCCCATTGGTCCAAGAGATGATAAACCAGAACGAGCCATATTAGTGGCTACAGGTCTTACAGCTCGTACTATAGATTTAGTGACAGGATGAGAGAAAGCTTTTTTCATTGAATCAAAAAAGCCCATTCCGTGTAGTTCATCAATTTGATATGGATCGAGATGAACAGTATGAGCTGAACCACGTCTATGAGCTGATTCTAATTTTTTAATTTGGTGGTCTGTCATTGGTAAAGTATGAGCACTTCCCAGTTTCATTCTAACTGGTTCGCCTCTTTTAAGTTTTAATTTTTGAGAAGGTGATATTTTTGCAATTCCGCAACCGTGATAAACCATTTTTATATATAAATTAAATTTAGATAATTATTTTTATTTTAAATCATATTTTTTTAACATTTCTATATATTTTTTATTATGTTTTTCTTGTTTTTTAGATCTATGATAATCACCAATAAAACAAATTAGAGGCATTGAAACAAATCCAATTAATAAACCTTTCATTATATATTATACTAAAAGAAATTTTTTATATATTCTTTATAATGTTTGTTTGCCTGTGTGAGTGATATAACTTTAAAATAAGCTAATTTATGTAATATATCATGTAATTTTTTTTTTAATGATTCATTATTATTTCCGGCTTGAATCTGACCCTCTAAAATTTGTAATTCATTTTTTAGTTTATTTATAGATTCATTTCCAGAACCTGTAATGACTTTTTTATGTAAGTTTGCAATCTTTAATAAATTATCTAATAAAACACGTTCAGAAGAAGATAAATTATTTAATTCTCTTTGATAATCATTTTTATTTTCTAACATTTTTACAACAACTACTACAAAATCATCAGAAACATGTCTATTTTTAAATCCATTTATTTTTACTCCATCTGGTCTAGAGATTGAAAGAATATTATCATAAAATAATTTATTAGGCATTATAACAACATCGCCGAATTTAACTTTTTTATCTTTCTTTTCATGTGATAAACCTTCACCGATTATTCTATTATGTTTATCGTCACCTTTAAAAAAAGATTGATATTCAGAAGGAGAAATACCAGATTCTTCTAATTTACTTATAATTTTTTGTACTAAATCTACCTTTGTTCCTCTTGTTATATTAAAAATTTTTTGAACTGTTGGAAGATCTAAATCTACAATTTCCATTATTTTTTCTATTGGGGCATTTGCTGATAATTTTCCTATACTTTCAAATTCTCCATCATCTCCAGATGTTGAGAATAAAATTTCATTTTTTTTAACAGTGTTAGTTTTATTTGTTTGAGTGTTAAATACTTCAAAAGGTTTTTTTTTAAATCTTAAATAAATTGTTTTTTCATTTCCTATATAAGGTGCTCCAGTGTCTGGATCTACTTTTTTTATTTTTAATGTATAATTATCAACTTTTTGGGCTATCACTGGCTGTTGTCTATTTATTTTTTTCCCCGGTCCTAATAATACTTCACTTGACATAGGATTGAAAGCAGAAAATGCTGATGATTGATCACCTAATACGCCGAATTTTTGCTCAGGATCATAAATATCTTCGAATTCCACAATTGTTGATCCATCAAATTTATATTCATTTGAAGATGGTCTTATTTCACCTCTTAAAACTAATTGTTGATTTTCTCTAGCTCTCATATAATTTACAAATTCCGCAATTATATCCTGATATTTTATATTTTTATTATCATAACCATATTTTTTTAAAAAAATTGTTTTAAATAATTCAAATATTTTATTAAATTCAAATATAAGTTCTGGATCTAATTCATTTACAACTTGATTTATAATTTGGTCATCTCTTACTAATTCTTTTAAATTTTCTCTTAATGTCTTTTTTTGTTCCATTTTTGCCAAATCAAAATTTATATTATTATCTACAGGTGTGTCTGCTAATCTTTCTAATCTTTGTAAATATTCTTCATCTGTTTCATCAAACATTTTTTCTGCGTTAAATTTTCCAGAGTTTATATTTTGTAGTTCAGTATAATATGCATCTAATTTAAGTTTATTTTCTTTTTTTCTATTTTCAATTTGTCCAAATAATTCTTCTACTGCATCTTGTAAGCCTTCTTTAATATTATTTAATTGTTCTAATCGTCTATTTAATTCATCAATTTCATCTAAAACATTATCTAATTGATCTTCGGCTTCATTTATATCTTGTGTAATTGTATCTAATGATCTTCTAAATATATTAGGATCAATCACGACTTTAAGTGAACCATATAAATCACCAACTGCTTCATTCTGTCTTTGATTAGTTTCGTTTAATATTGCTCTATTAAGTAATTCTTCTCTATTTTGTTTTAAATAATTTATTCTATCTGTCCATTCTGTTCTGTCAATTTTTCTTTCTTTTAATACTTTTTTTAAATCTATTTGTTCATCATTATTTCTTGATAATAGTCTTTGTTTTAATCCTGCTATTGTAATATTATTTATTTCAGAATATGGTATATCATATTGTTCTATATTTCCTGTATTAGGATTTGTAAAATCAAATCTTATATCATCTAAATCTAATTCAGGAGCTGGAATATTATGAAATTTAAAACTTATTGGTTTTCCATCATCTCCTACGATTGGATCACCATATTCATTATATTTTATTACTGGTTGTTCTTGTTTTCTTCTATATTCTTCTAACATTTGATTTTTATTTTTTTGTTCTTTATCTAATTTCGCAGCACTATTTAATAAATAATCTAATGAAGGATTTGTTAACGATGATGATGTTGATGATAATTTTGGTTTAAAACTTTTGGTTCCTCCCCATGATGCTTGACTAACTTCATTATATTTTATTTTAGCCGATAAATTTTTCATAAATGCAGTAAGATTTTTTTCACCCATTTCTATATATAAATATATATAATATTATATTTTTTTGTAAATTATTATAAAAATATATATAGAATTTTTTATTTAGAAAATTTATTTAAAAAAAATATCTATATAAGTATTATATAATCATGACAGAAGTTGATCAATATCAATATGAAAGCAGTTGCAGGGCACAAAGTATTTACAAAGACCAACCATTCACAGATATACAATATAATTATGTTGGAGACATAAATCAGTCTAGTTATACTAATAGCAGTCTGACATTAATCCAATATGATTTGACAAGTATTTATAATTCTTCGCGGTTTGTGGACACGAAAGATATGTATTTAGTAATTCCAACTATTAGAACATGTGCATTTACTAACGGTGGTGTAAATAATTTTGTTGCACCCGCTCCGCCTTCATTTGCTACTACTTGTTTTAAAAATGGAAATTGTTCAATTATACATCAAGCAGATCTAATAATTGATGGAAAAAGTATCACGCAATTAACTCCATACTCTGGAATGCTCTATGGTATAAATGAAATTACAAAACTTTCGAAAGATGATTTAACCTTGAGAGGTAAAACTATGGGTTATTCAACTCAATTAGATAATCCTAATTCAACTACTTATTCATTAGGACAAGTAGCAAATCCAGTTTATGCCGCAGGAACATTACCAAATGCCGCCGCTAATCTTCCTTCTACTCCTGGAATTGCTAATAATCAACCTTTTGGAATAGCTGCAAATAATACAAGTGCTATCGCTGTAGGAACTACAAATCAATCTATTTTCGGAATGCAAAACGCTTATACAGTAAATGGAAATATTCAAGAAAAAATTTCATGGACTAATAACGCAACATTAAATGGACAAAGAAATAGAATTTTTGGATCTGGAACAGCAAGTGCAGGAGGAAATATTAATTATATTATGCCTATAAATAATTTAAATCAAGATTTCACTCCATACTGTACTATAATTAATAATATTGTTGTATGGTATGATTATTTGACTATTAAATTATCTGATGTTTTTGGTTCTATGGAAAATATCGGTATATTAAGAAAATTCAACGCTATTCTTCGTCTATATGTTAATACCGGTCTTATTACAGTACAAGCTATTAATAATGCTGCTGGGACTGGAAAAACTCTTCAATATAATGGTCAGCAATATTCTACTTTCACTAATGTTTGTCCTTTAATGATAAATAGTCTTGGACTAATTGCAAATTATGCAAATGATGCATTTACTGATATTACTTGTGGTTTTTTTATTGTTAATACACCAAATTATTCAATTAATACCGCAGCAGGTGCAAATGTAAATTTTTCCGGTAATAACATTGCATCTGCAATAACTTCAACAAGATTTTATTATTCATCTCTTTTATTAGACCCTGTTAAAGCTTCAGATTATCTATCTTCTCAACAATCAAAAACAGTTATTTCAAAAGAATTTTTATTTAATACTTATACAGGAATTCAAGCAGGAGCAAATTATTCACAACTTGTTCAATCAGGAGTGAAAAATATTGTCGCAGTGCTAATTCTCCCATTAATTTCATCATCTCAAAATGCTGTACCCGGTGTAATTACTGGATTTAGTCAGTATCAATCACCATTTGACCCTTGTGGAGGTGCAGGATGTACAAGTCCATTGTCTTTAATTAATCTTCAAGTTGCAGTAGGTGGTGTAAATCAATTAATGACAACTTATACCTATGCTTTTCAAACTTGGCTTCAAGAAATTGTTAAATATAATAAATCATCAGCTACTGAATACGGTGTCGAAAGTGGTTTGTTAGATTTCAATTTCTGGAACATGAATAAATTATATATGGTAAATGTTCGTTCTACTGAAGATGATGCTCAAACACCAAGAAATGTTACCGTCTCTTTTATAAATAACAGTAATGCTCCTATGGATATCATTGTTTATACCATCTATGAACAAGAGATTGTTGTAAATTGTGCAACAGGTGCTGTAGTTGTAAAATAGATTAATTTTTATAAGCAATAATATAACTAATATCTTCATTTATTTTTTTATTTCTAAAAATTGAATAACCTTCATTTTTTAGTTTATTTGGGTCTATCATTCGAAATCTTAATAAATTTAATGTTATATCAACTTTAAATGGATTGAAACCATGTTTTTTTAACCATTTTAAAGCTTTTGAAATTGAATAAAAATTCTTATCAAATAAAACAGCTTGGATTTTTGAACTCATTTATATAAAATTAATTAACATAAAAAAATATTTAGTTTTTTATTTAAAAAAATAATATATTATGTATATTATATATACAATATGGAATTTTTTGATATTTCAACTAATTTAATTAATGTTGTTCATTCAAGTTCTTATACTGAGTCTCAAAAAAAAGCAATTAAAAAATATAGACAGACCGAAAAAGGAGCATCAAAAAATAGAGAATTATCTAAGAAATATTATGAAGAACGAAAAGACAAACCTGAAATAAAAGAAAAAGTAAAAGAAGCCCATAAATCAAGTTATGCAAGATTAAAAGAAGATCCTGAAAGATATAAAGCATATTTAGAAAGAAAAAAAGAATTATATCATTTAAGAAAGAGCCAAGAGGCTCAATTTATGGAAATAATGGAAGCTGAGGCAAAAGAATTTGAAAATAATATTATAAATCCTGAAATTAATTAAATTTTATCTTTTGAATATTTATAATGAAAATTATAAATATTGAAAATTCACCAAGACAAGGAAAAAGATTTAGGGTTTTTTTAGACGATGGTTCATTTTATGATTTCGGTTTATTAAATCCAACTTATGGAACTTATTTAGATCATAAAGACAAACAAAGAAGATATAATTATAGGATTCGGCATCTAGCAAACGAAAAAGAAGAATATTTAATTAAAAATTTAATTCCGAGTCCTGCTTTGTTCTCATATTGGTTATTATGGGGCGATTCTGTAGACTTAGAACAAAATATAAAAAACTTAAATAAAATGTTTAAAAAAAAATATATACTTTAAAAAAAAAATAATTAAAAATATATTTAAAAAAATAATATATAATACTATATTATAATATACTATGGAAAACCAGAAAAGAGAAAAACGTTTTAACAAAGAATTTAAAGTTATTTTCGGATCATCTCCAATTTATGAGACCGTTAAAAAACTTTATGTAAAAGATATTATTAAAAATATCAAAACCGCCGAAAATTTTTTAGTAAAAATCAAATATACTAAAAAAGGCGATATCAATAAAAATTCATTACCGATGATGAAAAAATTATTAGATTTAGAAGTAGAAGAGAAAGGCGACGAAGTATATTATAAAAAATTAATTATCAATGATTATATGATCCAAGAACAACATTATAATTATAAAACAAATAGATATCAATTTCAAGACGTAAAAAGAGCAATGAAAGGAAGAAAAAATATATTATATGTTCAAACAATTAAATTTTATGATGAGAAAAAAGAACAAATTACAATGGAAAGTAAAACAACAAATGATTTTAATTTAATGGGGGCGTTTAGTGGTCTTATTGGAGGCGGTGAAAGTATTGAAAAAATGTTTAATGATTATAATATTGATAATAATGGAACTATAACAATGACAACAAGAGATATTTCTAAACAATTTTATGAAACAGTCGATAAAAGAGTGACAGCGAATTCAGACTTTGAGTGGGTTTGTATTGCATTAAATAAATTAGATAATAAATATTATTCAGTCATCGAAACAAGAGCATTTAAAGAAATAAAGACCAAAGGAGGAGCAAAAAAACAAATTTATAAAGAAAATGACACGGGGACGTGTGTTTATGATGGATTTTTAAACTTTTTTGAATCAAAAAGCGAAGGAAACAGAAACGCAAAGGCAATTTATAATAAACTTATTAAAGAAGAATCAAAATATAAAAAAGCATATACAGATGAAACATTACCAGAAATATGCGAATTTACTAACAGTTCATTAACTATTCGAGATTTAATACACGGAAAAGACAAAATTTTTAAAACTGAATACGCCAGATTTAGTATCACATTTATAAATACTAAATTTAATCACCTTGACTTAACTGTTAATGAATATAAAGACATTGAAGAAGTTTCAGAAGAAGAAATGAATGAATTAAAATTAAAAAATGATTTTTATATTGAACATTTTGGAACTCTTACAACTTTAGACACAAAATATAAAATTAAAGATACTGAATTTAAAAAAGTTTATAAAGAATGGAAGAAAGAAAACAAATATCACGAAAAATTTATATTAGAAGAATCTGATGAATATAAACTTATTAAAAATTTTGACTATAATCTTCACTCTTTTTTTAGATCCGATTGCAATGGAGAAAATTTTTTAATAGATGATAATTTATATGATGAATTAGATATCAAGAAATCATATTATAATTATTCTAACATTGAAAATAATAAATTTTATAGGGGTGTTCCTTCTGGATCTTTTATAAATGTTAAAGTAGAAAACAATTATTTTATTAAAGATTTTGAAGAACATATTGAGAATGGTTTAATCGGTTTTTATAATGTTTTAGTAGTTGATTATAAATCTAAAGGTTTTGAACTTGAAAGATTAGGAATTTCAAAAGGTAAAAAATATGTTTTTACATCATGTCAAATTGAACTATTAAAAAATTTTATTGAAATTGAATTTTTATATATTTCTTTTTCTGTAGCTTGTGATATGAAGTTTAATGAAAAATTTTTAGAAAAATTTGGGGGTTCTGGTTTATCTTATTATTGCAAAGCTTGGGGCATGATGTTATGTCAAGACGGCGATGAATATATGACCGTAAAACCTTTAAAATGTGATTATAATTATTATGAATATATTCAAAATGATGATTTTAGCTTATATAAAAAAGATAATTTAGTTAAAATTCATTACAACAACAAAGAGAAAAAAAGTTATATCCATATCGGTTATTATATTCATTCTTATTGTAAAACATTAATTTTAGATCAAATTCTAAATAATATGAATATAAATGATGTATTTGGTGTAAAATTAGATAGTATTGTATTTAAAAAAAATTCTCAATTTGATTTTAATAAAAATGTCTTTCATAATGATTATAAAAAATGTAAAGTTGAAAGTTTATTATTATCATCTTCATTATTAGATTTTGATTTTTCTGATTCATTTGGCGAATATTCTGGATTTATTAGAGACTATATTCAAGAAGATAATTATTTAGACGATGAACGAAACTATGATTTCAAACCTTCATTTTTACAAACAGGGGAAATTATAAAAAAAAGATGTATATTAATGACTGGTAAAGGCGGAGCGGGTAAAACATCAAGTTTATTATCGGCATTACCTTTAAAAAATACTTGTTATACTACTACTTGTTGGAATCTTATACAAGGTAAAAAAAATGAAATTGAAGAAATGAAAAAAAAATATGATGGATTATTAGGATATTCATTGCCATCTTTATTAGGAGAATTAAATGAGGGAGAATATGGCAAAAAAAAATTAGTTCAAAAAGTTTATAATAGTAATATAAAAATCATTATCATTGACGAGGCTACATTATGGGATGAAAAAGCATTTTATAAAATTTCAAATGATTATAAAGATTGTTTTATTTTTGTCATTGGAGACGTTGAAGACGATGGATTTTTTTATCAATGTAATATTCAAAATAAAGTTATTGATAATAAAAAAAATATTTTTCATTCTGTCAAATATTTTAAAAATTATAGATTTGATGAAAATCTTAATAATAAATTAGATATCTTAAGAGATGAAATGAAAAAAAATTATGATAATAAACATATATTCGAAACTGTAAAACAATTATTTGGAGATAGATTTTTTAATAAAGAAGATATTATTTTTGGTGATAATGATATTGGAATTTCTGAAAAAGATGACACAAAAAACGAAGATGAATTAACAAATTATTTTATTAATAAAGGAGCAAAGCCAAGATATTATATTAAAAGAACTTATAAAGAAAAAAACCAATTAAGAGGTCAAGAGATCATAGGAGAACCTACGCACAAAAATTATGAACTAAAGTTATTTAAAACTATTCATAGTTTTCAAGGTCTTGATTTAACAAATGATAATAATATTATCATCTCATGTAAAACCAATTTTGATAAAAATTTATGGTATACTGCTTTGAGTAGAGCACGAAGAGAAAATCAAATATATATAATGAAATATTAAAAAACTTGGGGAGGTTATTTTTAATATTTTCTTTTTATATTTTTTGGTTTAATATAATAAAATCCAAGCCTCCCTTTTAGGGAATTTCATTTATCCCAAGGCGTAAAAAAATATATTTTGGTTTTAATTTTTTAGTTTTTATTTTCTGGAAAAAATTAATTTTCCATAAAATTTA